TGTAACTGTAACTGTACCGCCTGGTGTAACTGGAAAAGCTGGTCTATAAATTAATCCACCAGCGCCGCCACCTCCTGCACCGTTAAAACCTGGATGTAATGGCGAACCACCACCGCCGCCACCTGCGACTACTAATACATTAACTGTTGTTACGCCACTTGGTACAGAGAAAGTACCAGATGAAGTAAATGATTGTTGTACTGGAGCTAAAACTGTTAATGAGAATGCTCTATCACTTGTGTTTGAGTTAACATCTTTTGCTCTTATAGTAAAGTTTGAAGTAGTATTACTTGATTGTGCGTCTGGTGTTCCAGAAATTACATAACCTGAACTTGTAGATGAACCTGACATACCAGCCGGTAAACTACCACTTTCTAAAGTATATGTAACATCACCACCTGATTCTGGATCCGCAGCTGCAACTGAAAAAGTTGCACCTGAAGCTCTTGAACTATCAGCAATTGAACCTAAAGAACCTGCCGCTGTTGAGAAAACTGGTTGTTGGTCAACATTAATTTGATCCTCTAAAGTTGAAGCTAAACCTGAACCAGCAGTTACTTTTACATCATAAGGTTCTCCTGAACCTGGTACACTTGATTTAGCAACTACGCCTGTAATTTGTGTAGAACTATCTACTGTAACTGTGTCAAAAGTTATCGCTGAACCACTATCATTTATTAAATTTGCTGAAGCCCCTGAGAAACCTGTACCTGTAATGACTATTGTATAGTTGCCTGTACCATCACCTGATGTTAAATTAGTAGGAGATACACTAGATATAGTTGGAAAGTTTAAAAAGTTTGTTTGTGAAATCTTTTTTAATCCGCCTGCTGATACATCATATACTAAAATTGTATCACCAGAGGCCACATTTGCGCCTAAATCTGTTTGTTCTGTAATGACATCAGCCGTCACCAATTCTTCATCAATAATATTGGCTTCTAATGAATTCTTTTTAATTTTACTAATTGGCATAGTTTATACTCTCTCTATTACTTATATTTATACATCCTCATCTCTAGTTTTATCATAATTTTTACCATCCTGGAAAAATGATATGGTAGTTGTAAAACCAAAGTCGTCATCAGCGTCAGCACTTACTGGATTTGGTACAACCGTTATTCTTTCTTCTCTTGTGGCCGCTGGTAAATCTGTATGTAAATCTGATTGAGTCTCTCTGATAACTTTTTGTGTTGAAGCAGGACCATACAGATATGTCTTTGCTGTAAAGTTTAATGTATAGATAACTGCTCTTCTTGTTGTAAAATCACCAGAATAACTGTCTTCGTAATTAATATTATTTAGTATAATTGGTACATCTCTTTTTATACCCATTTCAGGTACAACATTTATTGTCACAGTATAATCTGGTTGAAAATATGGTAAAATTTGTTCTATAATCTGTAATCCGCCTTCAGCAGTTGCTGTAAAACAAAATAGATTATAAGATATATTATATGGTACAGGCATATAGTTAAAATTCATCACATTGTTTGTGCCTGATTTGACAGATTTAAATTTTTGAATTTTTGTTAATTTTCTACTGCCATCATATTCTATACCTGCAATTTCAAAACCCATTCTAGGTAATGTAATTGCAAATTCTCTTTCATCTAAACTTGGTTGTTGGTCAAGTCTAACTAAAAACTTTTCTTTTGGTGCATAAGCTAAAGGCACTCTAATAGATTGTATTGTACTATCTGTGCCTGTTCTTTTAATTTGTATGTTATTAAAAACTTGACCAAATGCTACGGTCATTTTTCTCATACCTTCGTTATAAAAATGTCCAAACATTAAAAGTCTACCTCACCAAATGGATTTCTTTCTGTAAAGTCAAGTATATCATCCGAAGTATCTTCGGTATTGAAACCTGCTTGTGCGTCTAAATCTAAATTTTGTGCATATGTTGATTGTGTTTGCAAATTATATTCTTCATTAATAAAGTAATTTGCGTCACCACTTACACTATCATTTTCTAATTGTAATGCACCTGTACCGTCTTCTAACATAAATTGATGTGCTAATTGGTCTAAACTATATTGGTCTTCAGCACTATCAATATCTGTAACGCCAGTATCTAATTTTTCTGAACTGTATTCCCATGTTCTTGCTCTTAATTTGTAAACAGGTAAATTGCCTAATTGAAAAAATGGCTCTTGGTCTTCTACAAAACTAATTTCAAAAAACTTATTCATTAATGGGTAATAAATTATATCACCCTCATTTGGTCTGCCCTCTTTAATCATTGTATGGTAACTATCAACAGCGTCATTCCATCTTCGTTTAGATAACATGAAAGTTGTTTCTTCTCTAATTTCTAAACCAAACTTATTAATTAATTCTTGTTCGCCAGCTAAACCCTCTGTAGTTTCAACATACATTTCAATTAAATATGAGTCATCAAATTTAGACAAACTATCTTCGCCTAAAATTAAATCTCTGTTAACTAGTGTTCTTGGTAAGTAATAAACATCATGGCCATAAATTTTTAGGCCTTCGATAATTAAATCTTCGTAAAGACTTTTTTCGTTAGTATTGCCAATGCCGTTTCCACCTTGAAAGTGATGATTAATTGCCATGGCATTATCCTATCATCATTGCTGGATTTAATTCAAATGTGCTTCTAATCTCTGTTTCTAACTTTTCAATTTCTTGTAAAGCTTCAGAAAATATTTGTTGACCATTTAATGTAACACCGCCAACCATAGCGACACCATTAAACTTTGATAAGTTAGCGCCCCATTGTTTTTTAAATAAGGCAGTAGTATATCTTTTTAAATAAATGTCATTATAGACATCTGTATAAGACTCGGGGTCTAATTTTCTATAACACTCAATTACTATCCATTCGTCTGTTGCTAAATCATTTGTCCAGTCCATATCAATGTATAGTCTGTTATCATGTTGATTAAATCTAATTGGTTTTTCACCAACTAATACATGGTCTAAAAAGTCTAAATGTCTTAATACAACATCATAGTTAATAATACTTGTAGATGAAAAATCATAAAGGTCATTTAATCTTAATTGGTATCTTACATCAAATAAGTTTAGATTGCCTTTATTTGAAAAAGGAAAAATATTAATAACTGAAACTACTGATTGTGGTACTGAAAGATAATTGTTATCTTCATACCAAGTTGTTGTGTTACTTGATGGCGTATCTGTTGCTGTTTCTGTAGAACCATTAAGAGCAGATAGACGAGTTTTATCGGCTGAAGTTAACTTATATTTTAAGTATGTTCTTCTAATACCGTCATAGTGATATTGTGCGAAATATTGTAAAGCCTCATCAATTCTGTCTTCTAGTTGTTCATCACTAGCATTAACTTCAATGACAGGCTTACCTAAATTTCGTAAGCAATACTGTTTTAATGTTTCTCTTGTATTTGGGTTTGCCATATTATTATTTATCCTTAACCTAAAGCTACTGCTTGTGCAATAGCAAATGGTTTAGTAGAAACTGATATGCCTCCTACCTGAACATCTGTACTTGCATTTACTGTTCCAGAAAATGTGCCATTCACAGCACTTGTAATTGAACCACTACTAATTGATAGTGTACCATCTGATAAAGTAGATGATGTTAAACTTGTTATGCCTGAAAAAGTACCTGATAAAGTATTTGTTGCACCGTCTAAAGTTTTGTTTGTTAAAGTTTTTGTAGTACCAGAAAATAAAGTATCTATTTGTGCTAGAGTAATACGACCCTCTGTACCACCATCTGAAGCAAGAAGCAAATCAGTTGTAGCTAGTGTTGCACTTGTTAAATCAGTTGCACCATCAATATTTACAATAGCCTCAACATTACCATATTCTAATGCTGTCCCTCCAGAATTAACTTTTAAAATCTGACCTGCTGAACCTACTGCATTTAAACCTGTACCACCATCAGCGACACCAATTGTATCTGCCGTTTGAAATTCTGCAAGACCTGTTACATCACTTCCTGTAAAGGTTGCTTTTACTGGAGTTTTATCTGCCATCTTATGCTACCACCAATGTTGTTACATCTGAACCATCTGCTTTTGTAAATGGTATATGTAGGTTACTTAAAACTTCACTTATTTTACCTGAAGTTTGTAAATCTATATCTGAACTAGAACCATCTGCTTTTAAAAATGGTATCTGAGCTGCACTTGCTGTTCCAATATCAACTGTATCTGAAGTTGAGTTACCTGTTATACTAACTAATCCTGATTGTGATAAAGTTAATGTATCAGTAGAACTATCAGCCGCTACAATTGTCGAACCATCTGGCATTGCAATATTTTTAAATATATCACCACCGCCACCTGGTATTGTAATTGTTTTTGTTGCACCTGAACCTGTAGCAGTAACACCAGAACCTACAAAGTTTAATGTTGAAGCTGCCGTTGATAAAGAA